GGATGAGCTGAAGGATAATTAAATACATAAGTATTACCTTCGTATAATTCTAAAGTATCTTGTTGAACACCATCTATAAAATATTTATTTGATCCACCAACTGAAACTACTGTTACTGTTTTAACTAAAGTTGAGCCAACAAAAGTTTTACTAAATCCATAAACTTCTGCTGAACTAGCAGAGCCTGGTTGAAATCTTGAGTTTCCAGAATTATAAACCAATACTTGTCCATCACTAACACCACCAGTTGATATGTCTGTTAAATCGTTTGCTGAAATATTTGATAAGCTAAAAGTTCCAAATGTTACTATCTCAAGTATATCATTTAGACTTGCTCCAGTTGCTAAAACAACAGAAGTTCCATTGGTTGCAGTTACATCTGTTCCAGCAACAAGCTTAACTCCGTTTAAATATATGTCTGCAAATAAAACTCCACCAGCCACATCATAAGCCAAAGTATTACTGTTAGCATCGTTTCCAGAAAAAGTAGTTTGACCAGCAGTAGCTGTAAATTTAAACCTGGCAGTCGTTCCATTAACGGATGAGCCAGCAAGAGCAAACGATGATCCATCGTAAATTTTTAATTTATTTGCTGTGCTATCGTACCAAAGATCTCCATTGTTTAGTGAACTTGTCGGAGCATTAGCTGATATTCTGTAAACTTCTGCAAAGTTATTAATAGAAGCTAAATTAGTTACAGCAGTTGTTACATTTGCTGAGTTTGATGCTAATGTATTTAATCCACTTATTGCTGCAAGTGTATTCATATCAGATACAGTTTGAGCTGTACCCAAAGTATTCATATCTGCTACAGCATCACTTGTTCCAAGTAATCCTATTTGAGTAGCTTTTGCAGCTACAGTTGTTACTTCTGTTGCTTTAGGAATAAGTCTAACAAAAGTGTAAGTGTTTAATGTAGAAGTTGTTTCTACTAAAATTCCAAAACCTGCTGGTAAAGAAGCACTAGCTCCACATCCATTTAATGTAACTGTTGAGTTTCCAACAGTACCATTAGATATAGATACTACTCCTGAACCATTAGCTGTATGTGATGATCCTAATGTAGTAACACTAACAATAGTTCCTGCACCATTATTTACATCTGGATTAGCGTTAGGAAAACTTGTTTCATTTGCTACTGGAACAAATCCTCCAACATCATCTACTAAATCTATAATTCTTGCGTCAATTGCTGCAGTTGTAGCAATGTGAGTATCTCCAGCTGACCATGTATTACCTGATGCAATTGTTTCGCTTGAATCTTGTCTAAAATATCTAGCATCAGAACCAGCTGTAGTTAATAATGTAACTTCGTCTGGTGTATGTCCTGCGTGTTCAGCAGCTGTTACTAAAACTGCATCTGCTATTTTAGCAGCAGTTATTGCATCATCTGCAATTTTTGCTGTAGTAACATTAGCATCTGTAATTTTTATTGTAGTGATTGCATTTGTAGCTAAGTCATCAGAACCTACAGCTCCATTTAAAATTTTAGCTGAAGTAATTGAGTTATCTGCAGGTATTAAAACATTTGGTGGTATTGAGCTACCTGTAACTGATAACGCTGCTATATAAATAACAAGTGTTTCACTTGCTAAAGTTCCTGAATCCCAAGTAACATTAACTGTAGTATTTGAAGAAAATGATGAACTAGATATAGTTCCAAATATTGTTCCTGTTGAACTTCCAACTGCTTTTACTCTACGACTTGCTTCATAAATTGAAGTTACGTTTGCTCCATTAACTGTAAATGATGTTCCACTTACATATGCAAATGTATGAGCTCCATCTCCATCTCCATAAACAACCCATTGTGAGTCATTGTACCATTCTCTTATATCAGCAGCAACAGCACGAAAAGCATTGTTGATGTTTGAAGGTAACATACCTTCAGCAATAGATACACCTCCTACTGATGTATTACTACCTGCTGTACTACTATAATCTTTTATTCCTGCCATTTATTACTCCTAATTCATAAACCAGCTGAATGCTTTATCGCTTTCAGTATTATTTTTGTTAATTAATTCGTTCACACTTTGTTCTAATTGTCTTTGAAAGAATTCTTGTGATTCAAAAGAATATCTTACATTATCTATATCTATCTTGTCTGCCATTATCTATATCCTGCTTGTGATGCAACAAGATCTATACCTTGTGCATGGTTAAAATTAGTGCCTGAAGCTATTTTAACATTTGCTCTTATGTATCTTCCTGATTGTCTAACAGGATTGATACCACTATCTACCATTGTAGATGAACTAGATTCTATTTCTGTGTCTGCTAATCTTTCTCTAGTTTTAACAGTAACAGTTGATACTGCATCTACTATTGGTCTAACTCCTGTGAGATTAGTTCTAGCACCTGGAAATCCTTCAATTTCTGCTGTTTCTATTTCACATTCATTAGAGTTTCCTGAAAAGATTGCAGCTTTAAAATCTTCATTTATTCCACCTAAAAACATTTGTCCACCTGACCAATAATCTGTATCTAATGCAGCATTAATATCTTCAAGGTTTTGAGAAATAATATCCATTAGTTCTACAGTAAATGCTCCTACAAATTGTGGAAATATTACACTTGTTTGTGCTTTTGCTAAAGACCATTTTTTAGTTGCATAATTGTAGATTATAATTTTATCACATATTCCACCAGATCCAGCACCATCTTTACTTGGATATGCCCACATAGCTAACTGATTAAATGGATCAGTAGCTGCTTTAATTCTATCTGTATATGCTTTGTTTAAATCTAAATCAAAAAATCTGTTTACTTTTTCTACACCAATAGGTGCTACGCTATCACCATTTATTTGATAAAAGCCATCATCTGAATAGAAAAATACATCTCTATTATCTTGACATACTGTTTGTCCATATACAGCTCCTCTATTTGGTGAGATTACAGATAGTCTAAATACTACTGCTCCACCAACATAGTCCATACGAATGATTTGATTCTGTCTAAACACATATCCTACTTCACCAGAAGTAATATGAACTATTTTACCACCAGATCCTGGTAAGTCTTGAAAATCAGATTGTTTACCTGACCACGCACTTATGTCATTAATGCCAGACCAATGTATTCTGTTAGTAGCTGTACTAATATTACCACTTACTAAAAAATCTCTAACAACACCTGATACTCTAAACAAAGGTGTAGTACCTGCTGATTGTATTGCATTAAGATTTGCAAAGTTTGTAGATGTTCCCATTAAATAATATTGTGGTTGATCTACTCCATTACTTGCAATTACATAGTTACCAAATTGTGTAAATGTAAAAAAATCTGCTTCTCCACCAGTTAATCCTGATTTACGAGATGTAAATGTTCCTGATGCTAGTTGAAATATATCTGTTTTAGTTGCTACAAAGTTAAAAATGTTATTAGCATTATCTCTAAATGATCCTGCACCTTTAGCATTTTTTCCAATATTATTAGTAGAATATGATACTAATGATGGGAATCTTTTGTAAGATCCCAAAGCATGATAAACATTAGTTGCTACGTTAGCACCCTTCATACCATGTTCTGGTTGATCAGGTAGCCATTCTCCAAAAGGTATCTGCATTATCTATTCCTGTAAAATGATAAATCTGTTTGTATATCTGTTCTTTGTGTTACTGGTGCTCCACCATATGAATCTTGTCTGTCATTATTTTCACATCTTTCCATAGCAGATATATACATTTGTAACCATTGTTGTACTTGGTTAGGATCTATTCCACCTAAAAAGTTTGCTGCATGATATAATGAACCATATAAATATATACCAGGATGTTTGTTTAAAATATAATTTGTTGTATTAGAATCACTAAGAGCTCCAAAAGATTTATAATATGATAAATACCCAGTATAAGAAGTATCAGGAGAAGGGCCAAAACGTAAGCTCTCTGTCTCATTATCACTTTCTATTGTATAAACTCTAGGTCTACCAGCTGTAGAACCAGCTTTAACTTCAAACATATTATGAGGAGTTATATACTCTAATACATATTTATTACTTGATAATAAAATATATAAAGATCTAACTGAGATAAAACCTGTTGGTACAGATACTGATTCAGCATCAATTGTGATAGTATCTATCTGTTCCATCTGACGTATTCTTAGTTTAGCATTAAAGTCAGCTTCTGCTAATGCAATAAAATCTGGTATTTGTGTAGTCAAATCAGATCTATTAAGCCAATCTGCTATAGATGATTTAAGTCCTGCAAATGTTGTTAATGCCATTATAAATTTCCTTCAGCTGTTCTAAAATATCTAAACTCATTACTATTAAGTTTAGTT